AGGCTACGAAATTACTGTCATCCTGCGAGAACCATAACTTTGATCCGTCCTCAGATAATTCTTTAATTAGAGGGGACGGGTAACCTTTCTCCATAAGGTCTTGCATCCAAGACTTGGTAGCAAACAAATCATAAAACTCTTCTGTCTTTTCTGAAGTTTTATCGGTTTCATTCTGAACAGCTACCATACTATTATCTGGGGTAATCCTACCAAAGATACCTTTATGCTTTCGCTTATGCCTAGGGATGGTTTTCGATATTTGCTGTTGAAGTAGTTGCGCTAATTCGGGGGCCATCTGTTCTTCCCCACCTGCGCCTTCTTGCTGCTGTTGTTCCATCTCTGCCTGTTGCTCCATCTGCTCCATCTGCTGTTTAGCTTGCTCAACACCCAGTTCCATCTGCTCCGTCTGTGCCTCTATCATCTTAGGCTTACCGGAAATCACAAAACGAGCTTCTTCCACATCCACATCTGGGTCTTTCAGATTAATCGTGTACCCTAGTTGTGCTAACTGAGCCGCTAGCTGAGTACGTTGCAAAGCAAAACTTATGCGGGTAGCTTCTGCCTTTTCTTCTGGGTTAGGCAGTTCCATCTTCCAATCCGTCACATTGAATGCTTTTAGGATATGGGGGAAAACTTTTTCGTGGAATATTCTTTGGTCGCCTTCTACAACCCTACTCATAACTACAAGTTGCTGAGTTTGGGTAGATAGCCCACCGAAAGCTTCTGGGGCACCCTGCCATGCAGGAGTTACACCCCACATAGCTGCCACACGTTCTCTGATTTCCTGTCGTACAGGCAGGTAATCCATCTCCTGAAGCGTGTGGAACAAACGTACCATATCAACCCTACCCCTTTGATTACGGCTAGATACCGCTACCATCGGGATAAAGTTAGGGTCTGCTTTTACATTTGCTACGAGATTAGCTCTCTCACGACGGAGACTTTCTGGGTCATCTGTGTGTACCATCAACATAGAAGAGGGCATCTTCCTCTCGAAGAAATATCTATACAGGTTTTTATCCATACCTATAAGAGTTAGTGCCTTTTCAAAGATAGTCAGTATTGGTGACCACCCATATGTTTCTGAAGGTGCGAATTTAGAAATATGAATAATTTCATCATCAAAAAGATATATATTAGTTTCTCTGTGACGATATCTATACATAACAGGGACTCTTTTGTGTCCCTTATCACATTTACCTTCTACTTCAGCTACATCATTTCTATCTACGGGGCAAACCCAGTGTGAGTTCTTAGGGAGCCCTTTATTATCTAAATCAAACTCTATAAGAGCCGGGTTCAGTCTGCGTATTTCTCTAACTTTAGATGATATAGATTTATCTTTCTTATCTACATAATAATCTTTTACCATATAGATAAAAGCATCATCTGTAGAGTTCAAATCAAAGTGAGCTTGTCTAAGAACTTGTTCTAAACTTTGATCAAAGACATTACAATCATCTATATAGCTACTCAACCTCCTGATTTCCTCGTGATCAGGCTTTTCCGTATCAGGAACAAGTTTCAAGCCTCGTCGGAAAACTTCATTAGTTATGTGATGGAGGGGTGCTCTAATCTCCTCTACCTGCATTGCTATAGTCTGTATATCTTGAACAAGTTGTTTCCGATACGCCATCTGGTTGCGTATCCAACCATTCACTACAGTTTCAATTCCTAGGGTAGGGGTTCTACCTGATTCAGACCCACCAACCTCATTGTAGCCGCCCTTCATCAGGTTAAGCCAATCTAAAGTGGTATTAATCTGCCCCAAACCTTTTACAAGTTCAGGAACCTCCGGTAAATAATCTTCTAATTTCATGTATTAATCCTTGAGTATTTCGTCAATGTCCCCCATAGCAGCTAGCTTTAACACCGCCCCTAGAGCTTCATACTTTAGCTCAAAAGTATCACTTCTTCTAGTTTGTGCCGTAAGGACTTCTTTTTCAGATTGTAGTTTTAATATATGTTCCTGAAGTCCTATAATTTGATTATTTAAGTCATCATTATCTGCTGAAGACGCATTCGCTAAAACTCCAAGACGGGATGCCTCTTTTACTAAAGAAAGGAACGCTCCTTCCTTAACAATTGTTACTGCTGAACTTTCATCTGGCACATCTTCATCAGGTTCCAGAACCTTTAATGCATCATGCCAAGTATCTAATATGCGCCAAGTCCCCGTCTCATCTTGATTAGCCACATACTGTTCGCCACGCTCCCTTAACATATTACCTATAGCCATACTACACTCCTTAACTTTAATCTATTCTTATTATACTACTAATCTACAGTTTTATGCAATGTGGCATTTAGACCACCCGCAAGACTTACAAGTTACGCAACCACTTTCTTCAACATGATACGGGGTAGCACAGCATTCCCCACCTGCCGCAAGCACCGGGACTAGTTCTGGAGTACCTATATCCTTCAAAAAATCTAATTGTATAGCTTTAGAAGTAACATTGGTAGTTTGTGTAGACTTAGCTTTTACTAACACTTCTTTCTCCCTACTACCCGATCTATATACAGTTATGCCTTTACATTTGGTTTCCCATGCAAGTGTATAAGCAGTATACACATTTTCAACGGTTGCCTCGTTAGAAAAATTAATAGTTTTAGAAATTCCTGAATCACAGAACTGCTGGAAAGCAGCTTGCATAAGTACGTGTGCTTCAGGAGAGATATCTTCGGCTATTACGTATACATCTTTTACCCATTCCGGAACATCGTGTCGGGTTTTTATAGACCCTCCATTAGAAATATAATCCATTAAATCTTCTGAATAAAAATTATGCTCCTTAGCATCTTTTTCAAAGTATTTATTTACATAATAAACTGTCTCACCTTCTAGAATATTTGTCTTCTTCCATACCAAAGCAAAGGTTGGTTCTATACCACTAGAGGTATCTGCTAACATAGATATAGTGCCTGTAGGTGCTACTGTAAGACGGCAAGCGTTTCTCAGTTTCCTATCAGATTTCGAATACTCACTCTCCCCCCAAGCAGGAAAAACTCCTCTAGCCTTCCCTAATCGTAAGGATTCGTTATCTGCGATATCTTGAACGAAGCCCATTATATGATTCCCTATCATGCGCCCAGCTTCCGTGTTATACCCCACTCGTAATTGAATTAGCAGATCGGCAAAGCCCATAATACCTAATCCAATTTTACGAGTGGCTTTTGTCATCTCCTCTATTTCGGGGGTAGCATAATAGTTAGCATCAATAACATCATCTAAAAATCTAGTAGCTAACCGTATACTTTTATCTAATTTATACCAATCTATATTAATTTTCCAATCTAGTGAGGGTTCTGAGGAATCAGAGAACTCAGACGGTGCAAAGAAGTTGGCTAGGTTTAAAGACCCTAGGTTACATGATTCATTACCTAATAGAGGTTGTTCTCCGCAGGGATTTGTAGCTATCATCCGACCATATTGAGCAGTTACTCTACTGTCTTTATTTATAGTATCTAAAAATACTAGTCCGGGTTCTCCATTCCTCCATGCGCCATAAACCATCTTATTAAACACTTCTATAGCGTCAAGGTCACCTACCACTTCATTAGTCCGTGGATTTATCAACGGGTAATGAATTCCTGCTTTTACCGCAAGCATAAAATCATCGGTAACTCCTACTGAAATGTTGAAGTTGTGGATATCGCCCTCAACCTCTTTGCAGTCAATGAATTCGAGAATATCAGGATGGTGAACGTCCATGACCGCCATGTTTGCACCGTCACGCTTACCGCCTTGTGTGATCATTGAAGATACTCGTGAAAGAGTCTTAAGCACTTCTATTGGCCCACAGGATACCCCGTGCGTGGTCTTTATTCTATCTCCCTTAGGTCGGATTTTAGACAAAGCAAAACCAGTGCCTCCCCCAAATTTCTGCACCATAGCTGCATCATGCGCTGCCTTCATAATACCTTCCATACTGTCCTCAAGCGGGAGCACAAAACAAGCTGATAAAGTACCTTGTTCTGTACCGGCATTCATGAGAGTGGGGGAGTTGGGCACGAAATCTAATGAGGCCATCATATCGTAAAAATCATTAGCTGAAAGTTGTGTTTCTACTGCAAGCTTCCCATAATTTGTTTCAATACTACTAATCGAATCAGCTACTCGTCTAAACATCTTCTCTGCATTTTCAATAGGTTTGTTTTCATCGTCTTTTAAATAATATCGTTTTCGTGCTACCAGTTCAGCTTGTGGTGCTAACGTGACCATAGACTACCCCCTAATTATTACTTTCGGAAACCGCAATATAAACAAAGACCCCGCTCAGGTATCCATACATTTGGGCCACAATTTGCATCCTCACATTCAGGATTCAGCGGTCTAGGGGCAGGATCGGTGCCGGGTATACTATCATTATACTTTAAAAGCCTATCATGTACAGCCTGTGCAGGGTTTTTTTCAGCCTCATTCACAGCAGTTTCTAAATCCTGTAAAATATCTTGCACATTACCCACAGTTTGAACTTGATATTGGGAAGATTCATAACATGCCTGTAGTGCCATTGCAATAGAGAAGAAGGCATCTCCGTGTCCCATAGGGGTCTCAGGGGCTTTGAGTTCATTGTTTACTGATAGTATTTGAGAAGTTTGTCGTTCATCAGCTAATAATTTTGTATTACCTTCATGTACATAAGTTTCGAAAATCTGCGCCATGGTCATTTTACTTTTTACTGTGAAGTGCATAGGCCACCATTTCGCATCTAACCCTCTATCTTCTAGTTCACCTCTCGTATTGTCTATGTATCCTTTAGTGAGATTGAAATTCTGGGCAATCTCATTTAGAAATTCTATTTGCGCCGTGTAGTCCCAACCATCTAACCATGTCTGATGTATTTGTTCTATCTTGTCCCCACTCTTTCTAAAGATTACAAGATGCGAGGGGTGTCTCTTTTTCCCAACATCGAAGCCAGCATAGATACGATCTGCCTCAGGGAACTCATGCTTATGATTAGCTGGGTAACTCCTAAGAGTATAGTCTAATACTTTAGCTATATCTTCCTCAGAGAAGTAAGACTCTTGGCTCAAAAATGGCTTTAACAAAAACTCTGATGCGAAAGATTTAGGTTTTGCTTTCTGTTGTTCTAGTAACCAATCCTCGCTATATAGTTCTGGCATCAATACTCGTCTCCCCGGTACTGGGTCGAACGCAGGAAGCTTCCTATATTTGAATCGGGAATCTGTTTCAAGTTTTGCTAAAATATCACCGGGGAGCATCGGGGTACCCATCACTACAACCGGCACACCTTGATTAGGTATAAACATAGATTCAGTCATGAAGTGTTCTTCAATTTTATTTATTTGAGATAGGTTCAACGGGTTCTCAGGGTCTTTCAGAATATCATCTGCTATCAAAGCTCCGTTAACATGCATACCTCTTTTGAAAGAGAATAACCCGCCATGCTCTATTTCTAAAGCACTTCCATTAGAGTGCCTATACCTAAATGTGTAATCTGCTTTGGGAGTCTCGTTCCGTATCCAGTTCGATAGTTTAGGATTGCGAGATACTTCTTTATTTATTTCACTCATATGATACTTAGCCATAGTGTCACTGTAAGATAAGTATAAAACTCTAGTGTCTGTTTTTGCCTTCAATAATAACCAAATAGCGAAAGCGTGTCCTAAGATAGTGCTCTTGAAGTGGGCACGGGGTAACACCGCAGTGTAGTTGCTCCCCTCATTAACTGTAGTTTCTAATTCTTCACATAAAAACTGTACGTGCCAAGCCTTAAATAATTCTGGGCGTTCAAAACTTAAGCTCCAAATATCACGAACGAACTCCCAAAATGACCCTACGGAAACCTTGTCGCTGTTTTTTATCCCTGTAGAAAGGAGGCCGAATGCTTCCTTAAGAGTTACTACTTCGGTTGGCATTCTGTTCCTCTGTGGACACTAGTATTTTTAATTTAGTTGCAATGTTAGATAGCAACTCTCCATCATCAATCGTATCAACCAAAACTTTCATAACCTCTTGGACAAATTGTAAGTTAATCAGCCCTTCTAGTACTCGCCGTTCCCCCTGTATACCTACATCAGCAGCTCTAACGGCATCTAAAGCTCTGGTAAAGTTTAGATTACCTAACTCGTTAGAAGCTTTTTCTCTAATGTCTGTATAAATTTTAAGTTGCTCATCCTGTATTTGAAATGCTTTATTAACCTCACTCTGAACTATTTTATCATTAGTTTGCGATACAACCTGAGTCCTTTTATTATCCCAATCAAACTTTCTAGCCCACGCATAGATAGTTGGAGGGCGAACACTTACGTTATAGTTAGTAGACAAATGTTCAGCTATTTCCCTAGCACTCATACTATTAGCTACATATAATTCCATCCCTTTTAGACGTACTGCGACCGGTATATGTTTAGGCATTATACCTCCTGTTAGTCATCAAACTCAATCTCTCTATCTTTGTAAGGCATCTCTCCTATATCCGGTTGTTCCGCAGTTCCGTAATGATATGCTGCATGTTCTGGATTTTGAGAATCTATACTCCCCCCGTAAGGACTTCCATCTGATTGCAGTAACCTGCTAAAGTCCATATATCCTGTTTTATTAGTGGCTGCGTTAAAGCAAGCTGGTACTTTAAATTTGGCTCCATTAGAGAAGAAATTTTTGAAGTCCACCCCAATCTCGTCTCTCGTACACATACCCTTCCAAACATTAGATTTTTCAGCAACAGGTGTATAGTTATTGTTCTTCAGTATTGTTCCTGTAGTTCTTTGTGTATCTTCAAACTGTTTATTCTGGATACAAGCAAAGTATTTACACCAGATAACCACCCCGTGTTTATTTTTCAAATCTTCTAGAGTGGCTCCTTCGGGAAACCTATCTTCATAGACTGTGGGAGCATCCTCTTTGGGGCCACCCCTAGACACATACATCTTAAACTTATCTTCCATCTCTTTTCCTCCATAGAGCTATACAAGCAGCATCGGCATAATCCTGTTCGGGAAATACTTCCCCCCACTTAGAGATAGCAAATGCCATTATATCACTTTTCTTAGCGTTACCTTTACCCACAATTATTTTTTTCCATACTTTATTATCCACAGAAGCAAATGGAGTACCTGACCTATGTAATTGTAGTTTTACTCCCGCTACTACCGACGCAATAGCTATAGTGGCTTTCGCATTT